GAGACCCCCCCCGCTTTGTCCGGCCCCGGGGTGCCGCCCGCGACTCGCGCGCTGATGGATCCGTTCACGGGCTGGGTCTGCTGCTCCACATAAACGTAATCGGTGCGAGCGCCGGTCGCGGGAGCTGGACGCGTGGTGATGGTCTGCCCGACCACCGGCACCAGCACCGCACGGTCCGGCGCGATATGTACCACGACTGCGCCCGGGGCGATGACGTATTCCATGCTGGGGCGGGTGCTCACCGTGCAGCCGGAGATAATGCCCGGCTCGGGGTACTGTGCTGCGAGCACTGCCTGAAGGTCGTCAGGGGTGGTTCCGTTACCCTGCGCGTCCGGCGCCATTCCAAAACCAACACTCATATGTTCTCTCCTAAATGTATGTTGAGCGTGCGGTTACATCGACCCAGCCGGTTGCCGGTGCGAGCGCCTGCACAACCGGCACGAACCCGGCACGCGGCGGGATTTTATGCCACTCGCGTGACACCAGCTCACTCGTTCTGTCCACGCCACCAATCAGCAACCTGCCTCGGGCGCAATCGATTGTGACTGGTGCGGTTGCCACCACCGGGTACGGGTACTCGACAACCCGGTTCTCCGCAGTGATGCGGAACCCGCTAGACCAATCCCCACGCACCGTATAAATCGGGTAGGCATCCACGTTACCCTCGTTTACAATCGAGGTCGTCATCGGAGCCTGCGAGCCAAACGAGAGCACACCGCGTGTGGGTTGCTCAGGCACGAACAGCGGGAACCGCAAACCAACCCCCGCGCCGGCAGGGTAAAGCTGATAGGTGCGCGGTGGCGCGTACAGCCACGGCTCGGGTGCAAACAGTGGCACCTCAAACAGAAAGGCGGAGTCCCCAAGGAACTCTACCTTCACGTCCCCATCCAACCGGACCTCTCCCGTTAGGTCGAGCGTGTCCGTGGCGACCCGGAGTGTGCCGAGGTGTCCATCCCACAGCAGGGATGAAACGAACCGGTCGGCAAGTTCGCGCACCTGCACGCCCGTGTTCGACACAGCGCTACCTTTGAGTGTGAGCGTGCGCCCGGTACGGCGCGCCGGAGCGTGAACCATGCCGTGCCCGAGCTTGCGCTGCGCATCATCAGACTCAACCCCAACGCCGCCGACCCAGCCCGCCAGGTCGGTTACCCACACCTCCAAGTCTCCTGCCGGCTCTTCAAAGGTTGTGAGCGTCAGGGAGCCGTGCGCCCCGGTCAGCTCCACGCGGAGCCAATCCTTGCCTATCACAGTAACGCTCCTTCCAAACCGCTAAACTGGTGCGACAGAGCCTCGCCAACACGCCGACCGAATCGCTCGGGAGCCATCTCCTCACCAGCATTCACATGCACATGCAACGCCCTACCAACAGCAGGGGTCGCCACAGCAGCGCGTGCCGAAGCGCGCCCCACACCAGCGGCAACTCCACCGATGTTGAACCCGCCACTGATAGCGCCCGGGGTGAGCGCCATCGAGAGAGAACCCATCCCATCCTGTGCCGCCTCAACAGCCGCGTCCGTCATCGACCGCACCGCGTCCACAGCCATGTCGGATGTCTTGTCGATACCGGCGGCGATGCCCGCGGGAATCCAGATGCCCACCTGGTCACGCATGACTCGAGACGGCGAATGGATACCCAGCGCTGATTTCACAAAGTCAGGCAGTGCGTTGACGACACTGCGGGCGGCGTCCATCACCGCGCCAGCGGCGTTGCGAATACCGGCGGCGATACCTCCCACGATGTCACGACCGATGGAGAGCATCCGATCAGGGATACCCCGCACCACGCCAATGATGTCAGATCCCATCGACTGGAAGAACCCGACTACGGTATTGATACCGGCGGAGATACCGTTCTTGATGCCCTCCCAAATGGTCGAGACAATCTGTCCGATACCACTCCAAGCGGCATCCCAGATGCTGCGAATCAGGTTCACAGCGTTCGTGATGATGGAGCTAACGATGTTGATCGCGCCGATAACGACGCCCTTGATGACCTCCCAAATGCCGGTGAGAATCTGCTTGATGCCTTCCCAGGCTGCACTCCAATCGCCCGTAATGATTGCGGTCACCGTCTTGATGATGCCTACGACAATGTCTAGTGCACCCTGGATAATCGGGACGATTGCCTGCACCACAGTCGTGACCACATTCAAGACCGCCTGAATTGCAGGCACCAGAATGTCAATCAGTGTCGTGATGAGCGGGACGATTGCCTGCACCACGGAGATGAAGACAGGAATCAGAGAGGTCACAATGACCGCAACCACGCCAGCGACGACTCCGATAATTGTCGCGAGCACCGGAAGGAGAGCCTGGATTGCAGGCATCAGCGCAGCGAGCACCTGTGTGCCCAAATCCACGACCGCCGACAGAATCTGACCGAAGACCGGCACCAGCTGCATAATGACTCCCCCGAGCTGAACAAAAATGTCCATGATCTGTGGGAGCATCGCCACAACAGCTGAGCCGAGCTGGGAGAGCGCAGGCACGAGCTGAGTCATGAGCTGCTGGCCAACAGGCAACAGCGCCTGAACAATCTGCGTGCCGAACTGGAGAAAAATCGGGATCAGCGGGGCTAGGTGCTGGCCAATCTGCCCGAGCGACTCCATCAGCGCCGCACCCATCTGCCCCAGAACCGGCAGCAGAGCCTGGACGGCGACACCAATGAGGGGGATGAGATTTTCGATGACGGGCTGGACAGATTGGACGACCTGGCCAAAGACCTCGCCGGCCATCTCCGCAAATCGCTGCAGCGCAGGCATTATGATTTGGAGTGCTGGCTGAAGCGACTGAATGAGCTTCTCGCCCAGCTGGCCGATAAGAGGCAGAATCGTGTTCAGCGCGGGCTCGATTGCCTGCATAAGCTGCTGCCACATCTGGCGGCCAGTCTCAGTCTGGGTAAAGAACGTGACGAGTGCCGCACCAGCGAGTGCCAGCGCTCCAACCACCGCCATGAGCGGGTTTGCCTTAAGTACACCCAGGAAGGACCCGAGAGCACCTGAAGTCGCCGACAACACCCCCTTATATACGGCGGTTGCAGCAGAAGCTAGCTTGAGTGCGGCTGCCTTGGCTTGGAATGCTCCCGCGCCAATCTGTGCTTCGCGTGACAGGTTGGCAACCTCAGCGGCGGTGCCCGCACCAGAAGCGACGAGGCGGTAGCCTTCTGCGACGGCGTCGAAGGAGCTCTTGAGCTTGCCCACTGCGCCGGCGGCGGTCTGGTACGTTTCAAGTGCGGTGCGTCCCGCGTCGATGGCGTGGGAGGCGGTGGTGTACGCGCCAACGGCGCCGATGACGGCGGTTGCCATTGCAGTCACAGCTTCGGGGTTCCGGTTAATGATGTCTGTCAGGCGGCCGAGCGCACCTGCAGCGAGGTCTGCCAGACCTATCACTGCGTCAAACGGGTTCGTCAGATTCAGTGCGCTGTCACTGGCCTCACCAAATGCAGGCACAAGCTTTTGCAGTGCATTCGCAATTGTGGAGACGGCACCCACGATTCGAGTTCCCACTGTAGTGAATGCATCCCAGAGCGGAGGGAGGACAGCACCTAGCGTTTTGCCGATACTCATCACGAGTCCACCAATAGACGGGCCCACAATGGATGCCGCATTCGAGACGACCTGCACGACGTATTCCATTGCGCTGCCGAGCTTCTGGCCGATAGTCTTACCCATCGCCTCGACAGGCTTCATCCACTGCTGGAACGATAAGAAGAACCTCGTTAGCGTGGGGTAGACGCCAGAGAGAATATTCGCACCAAATCGACCCAACGCCGCCTGCGCGTTAGCAAACGCACCCGGCAGGGTGTTACCCATCTCGAACGCAACGTTGCCGGCAGCGGAGGTCATCGCCTTCTCAAACTGGTCGAACCCAATCTTTCCGTCAGAGGCCATCTTAAAGACCTCATCAGCCGTCACGCCAAGCTGCTTAGCGAGCGCCTGGTAGATGGGGATGCCTCGGTCTGCGACCTGGGCGAGGACGTCGTTCTGTGCCTTGCCGGTGGACGCGACCTTGTTATAAATCGCGCCCATTTCCTCCATACTGGAGCCTGATGCCGCAGCCGAGTTCGAGACCGACTTCAGAACTGCTTCAAGTTGCTCGCCCGGCTGAATACCAGCCGCTACAGCACCGGCCGCAGCCGTCGCTGCAGCGTCCAGACCGAACGCGGTGCCCTTCACCGATGCAGATGCGTTCTGCATGATGACCGACACCGCGTCAGCGTCATTTCCCAAGCCTCGAAGCTTAGCCTGAGCAACGTCAATCGCCTTCAGACGATTGAAGCCCTTACTGAATGCAGTGCCGAGCACCGTACCCAGCGAGAGCCCTGCCAGCGCCTTCGTGACCACGCCGCCGATAGCACCGCCGAAGAGACGACCGAACGCGCCAGACGCCTTGCTTCCTGCTTCGCTACCGGCGCGCTCACCGGCAGAGCCAATCTCGGAGATGATTTGTGCGCCTGCACCCTTAGTCGAAGCGATGACCGAGACATACGCCTTCGCGAGCTCATAGCCTGCCATTGTTGCCTCCTAAATTGTGGTGGTCTCTTCGGTGATGTCCGTTCCGGTGCCAGCACGGCGCTCAGCGGCCCAATGGCGTGCTTCATCAAGCGACATCGTGCCCGAGCCAAGCCGCTTCGTATTTCCGCTCTTCACCCCTGGCCGAGGAATCGGGTCCGGTCGAGAACGGCCCTTCTGCCCGTCCTCAGTCCTCTGCCAGTTTGCTTCTGCCAGGCGGTCAAAGATTCCAGCAAGGAGTTGATCTTGCAGCCCCCAGCCCTGGGATAGTTCCCTCATGAGGGCTGAGTTATCAGGCAGGTGTACAACCATCGCCGCGATGAGGCGAGGACCGTAGCGAGCGAGCAGTTCAGTGAAGCGGGCTCCGTAGAACCGGATGAGGTCAATCTCGATCAGCTCGCGATGCTCCCGCAGGAGCTTCACGAGCGTCAGAAGTTTGGGTTCAGCGCATGCATGAGGTCAGTGAAGAACGTGGTGTAATCACTCATCTTTGTAATACCGGTCTCCTGGTCGCGCAGAACTTCCATAACTTCCTTACGCTGTGATTCACCCAGCAAAGCACGAATCGCAGCAAAAATTCCCTTAGGGTTACCCTCATCCAATGCGATGAGGGATTCCATCAGTTCCGCATCGTCAAGTGCTGCACTGTTGACTTCCCAGTCACGTCCACGCAGGTGAACGATAACTCGGTCCTGGCCGCCAGCGTCCTTATGGTCAGTGAGGTTGATTGCTGCCTTGCGCTTCTTACCCATGTGTCTTTCCTTCTTGTTGTAGTTGATATCCCCTGGGGCGGGTGAGGTATTAAACCCTCCCCCGCCCCAGGGGATATGCTTAATTATTTGCTGCCAAGATGCAGATATGCCTTTACACCCGCACTGTCCGGGTAGCATGTGATGGTAATTTCATAGCCAATCACTTCGCCCTTGTAATTGACATCGCCGCGCTCTGTAACCTGACCATCAGGAATCGTCACGCGGATAATCTTGTCGCCGTCCAGGACGTCAAAGACTCCAGAGAAATGTGGCGACTGATTGCCGGTAATCTTGACCAAGGAGGACGTCGCCGTGGGGTCGGCGTAGTAAAGACGCAGAACTTCCTCATTGGTCTCAATCAGGGTCATTTTGAAGCTGACCTTATGGGAAGTCTGAATCACGCGGACAACGGCACCGTCCTGCCAGGCCTTAATTTCCGAGGTGTCAGAGTCAATCGTCTGCGTCACACCATCATCAGAGATGTAGCCAAGATCCTTGAACTTCTGATCTACAGGTGCAGACGCGCCATTCGGCAGAGGCGTCTTCAACGGACCGGTGTAGAATGCTCCGTTGATGCCCACGCGCACATTGGCTGCAATGTTCGCCATTGGGGTTCCTTTCGTTGATGGGCTATTTCAATTTGTCCACGACATTGCCGCGGCAGCTTACCTGCCAGTTCTGTCGAAAACGGGGAACGTCGGCGTCGGGGTCTGGCATCCACACGATTCCACCTAATGGAGAGATGGAGTAGATCAGAACCTCATTGCTGACGTTGTTCTTCGTCGCACGCAGATACGCGCCTGCCTTCTCAGCGAGCGCGTATGCTTCGCTCTCCCGCTCTGCCCACACGTCTAGGATCATTGACCGTGATGCGTGGGTTACTGATTTCTCATCGCCGCCTGATGGGGTGATGACGATGAATTTGTCGGGGCGGGGATTGGGGACACGCGCGACGTAGACAGGCACGTTGAGGTGGGTGGTGAGGATGCTGCGGATGCGGCTATAGACATCTCCGTATTGGATGACCTCATTCGCCACTATTTGCTACCTCCCCACCCTCCGACTGCCTTGGATAGTGCGCCGTTCTTTGCTTCGGCGCGCATGCCTTCCTTGCCGTTCGGCCAGACGCGAGCGACGGCTGTTTTGGGGCCTGCTTTGACTCCTGATGAGAATCCGGTGCCTGCTCGGCTGCGAATCTCGCCAGCTTTGGCGGCGAGGATTGCTTGCATCTCTGGTGAGGTGCGGAGAGCATAGAAGCCCGCGAGGTTGAGCTCGACTTTTGCTTTTCCCATACATCTATCCTTCTACTCGTTGTAGGTTGATTCGGTAGCCGGCAGGGAAGCCAAACGGACCATGCGTGAAGTCTTCGGGGTAGCCGATGACTTCCCACCGGTTCCCGTCGATAACAACGTGGTCGCCAGGGCGGGCGAACCCCGTTGGGGCGTAGAGGTCTAGGTCTCGGCGTACACCGGTGCCGATGTCCCTTATTTCTGTGTCAGGTGACGGCGGCGCCCAGCCGAAGACCTCAACCTCTACGGGGTCGGCCCACACGGAGTGTTTAGTGCCCCAGCTGTCCTCCGTGTACTTCTCCAGAGGCATATGGCGTACTGTGTGCGAGGTGGTGAGCCAGTCCATTAGCGCACCACTTCCTCATCGAGCAGGTCATAGACGAATGCTTTCTGAGAGCCCACCTTCAGGAGCTTCTTCTCCGCTTTGGTTAGGAAGAGAGCCCCGTTGGGGTTACTGAAGCTCACCTGCTGGTTGTACGGTCCTGCAGTCTGGGAAATACTGGAGGCGCCATCGGGGAAAGCCGACGCCGCCATACCACGCTTGACCATGGCGCAGGCAACCATTCTCAGCACATATTCGTCCAGTTCCGCCCAGTGGGGCGCCGAGGCACGGATAAGTGCCCCAGCATCCTCCAGGAGCACCTGGGCGGTTGCATCCGAGCCGAGAGGCATATCAGGCCAGCGAGCGCGCAGGTCTTCCGCAAGCACGAGCGGGTAGCCGTTGTCCATGCTAGCCATCTATGTCTCCTTACTTGAGGGTGTACTTGACGAATGCATCCTTGTCGTGCAGCAGCCAGCCGTACTCTGCCTCGACACGCAGGGCTACCAGGTTGTTTTCCCAGAGGGAGGTCAGCTTGCCGTCGATGGTGACGGTTGCTTCAGTGGAGACGTCGTAGGAGATGCCGCCTACGGTGCCCCAGATTGCCTTGGAGAAGTCACCGCCGAAGCCTACGACGGTGCCTACGCCTACACCGTTACGCACCCCCTTTGCGAAGAGGGCAGGGCGGGAGAGCACGCTACCGGAGCGTACCGGGGAGGCAGTGTCCTGGGTCGGCGCGGATATGAACAGGGGGCGGCCGGTGGTGTCTACGCTGGTGTTGAGCTTGGGCTCTGCGTAGGGGTCGAACAAGAAGCCGGTCAGTTCCTTGTCGTCCTTGACCAGCAGGTCCAAACCAGAGTTCAAGTCGGCGAACATGCCGCCCTTGTTATCTGCTGCGGTGCCCAGAGCCACGGTCTTGCCAGTGTTGGTCAGTGCCTGGTTTGCGCCGAAGGGCGAGTTGGTGCCGTGCAGTACTGCTGCGTCGAAGGCCTCTGCGATTGCTTCGGCGACCTGGTCACGGACCAGGGACATGAAGTTGCCGGGGTTAGAGCGGACAACCTCTGCGGAGATCGGGACGATTGCCGCGATCTTCATGGGTTTCATGGGCTTCAGACCCAGGCCAGCGTTGGTAGATTCCTTCTTTGCGCCTTCAGCAACCCACTTAGCGGTTGCCTTGGAGGTAACAACGGGGACCTCGATACCGGAGGCACCCAGGGGTACCTGTCGCACCATCTGCTGAACAGCAGAGACGCGCTTAATGTCTTCGAAGTAGGCTTCTGCCATCTCGGGCTTGAGGAAGCCGGAGAAATCGGTGGTGGTGACTGCCTTAGTGACGGCCATGGTCACCCTCCTTTCACATTTTTGTGTCTATAGTTCTTACAAACCCAGAGCCTTACGGAATGCTTCTGCGATTCCGTCGCTGTTCAGCGCCATGTTCTGGGGTTCAGCAGCGCCGGTCACAACAACACGAGCCGGTTCTGCTGTGGGGGTCTGGATCAGTTCCGAAAGCTGCTTAGCGTGTTCAGTCAGTTCCTCTTCGGTGTCTCCGCGCAGTGCGTCGAGATCGG